CAAGATGATGGCGATGTCTATATTTACGCTACAAACGGTACATCACCTAACTTCCAATGGGATGCGACTAATTCACGACTCGGAATCGGCGGTATCAACCCATCTTATCCATTAGACGTTTTCGGAGCCATGCGCTCATACGGCGCAATTTTCGAAGGGCCAGTCACAATCAATACCTATGATCTGACCTTAAACGGCGGCACTGTGACGGCTGATGGTTTGACTGTTGATGGCAACGTGTCAGTAGACGGCGGCACGATCAAGCTGGATGGGAACTATCCGGTTGGTACGGATAACGTGGCGTTGGGTAATGCTGCGCTGGATAGCGTTGAGTCTGGTGGTATTTGGAATACTGCGATTGGTGCTAATTCTCTGACCGCAACAACGACGGGAGATGGAAACACTGGTGTTGGTAGAATTGCATTACAGGCAAATACGACTGGTAGTGATAATACAGGTTTAGGTTACGCGGCACTTTACCAGTCCACCACCGCCTCAAATAATACTGCGGTAGGCTCTCTAGCTCTTGGCGCAAATACCACTGGAACTAGCAATGTTGCAGTAGGCCATCGTGCTTTGGATGCTAACACTACAGCGTCTAATAACACGGCTGTTGGTAAAGATGCTCTTAATGCAAACACTACAGGTTCAAATAACATAGCTATCGGCTCAAATACACTCGACGCTAATACAGTAGGTAGCTTCAACGTAGGCATCGGTGTTTCCGCTTTAGGCGCAGACTCACAAGGTAGTCGTAACGTCGCTGTCGGTCACGCCGCTTTAACGTCACAAAACTTTACAAGTCCTAATAACACATACAACACAGCAGTAGGTTTTCAGACAGGACTTTCAGTAACCACAGGCACACATAACACCTTGATAGGCGGTTTAGCTGGTGATGCTCTTACTACTGGCTCATCTAATGTGGCGGTTGGTTATAACGCCTTAAGTACCGATGATGTAGGGCAGTGGAACGTTGCGATTGGTAGAGACGCTCTTGCTTCTCAAAACATCGTATCTGCCGCTAATACCTATAATACAGCTGTAGGTGGTTCGGCGGGATCTGCAATAACCACGGGCCTTCAAAATACTGCTGTGGGTGGCTTGGCGCTTAACTCCAACACCACCGCCTCTAGCAATACGGCAGTGGGTTACAACGCTCTCGCAAACGCTACAACAGGCACTCAAAACACTGCTATTGGCGCGGAGGCTGGTGACGAACTTACAACTTCGCCTAACAACGTATTCGTCGGAATGAGGGCGGGTAACTCAGTCAGCACAGGCGATGGCCGAAACGTGTTTGTGGGTTTTGACGCTGGTCGTGATGTATCGACAGGATCTTACAATGTGCTTGTAGGTAAGGATTCTGGCTATTTGATTACCACTGGTTCAAAGAACACCGTTATCGGCGCTTATACTGGTAACAACGGCGGCCTCGACATCCGCACCGCAAACAACCACATCGTCTTGTCAGATGGGGATGGTAATCCAAGGGCTGTTTGGAACAACAATGGCGATATGTATCAGTACGCCACTGGCTCTGGCATTTTTCTTGGCGGCACAGCGGCGGGAAACAAGCTAGACGACTACGAAGAAGGGACGTTTACTCCATCTATTGATATTGAAGGGGGCGGCACTGTCAGCACATCTAGCAGTTACGGTTCATATACAAAAATTGGACAACAAGTGATAGTGCATTTCGGTTATGCGGTTACTGGCACGACAGGTGCTAGTGCTTCCAATGCGCTTCAATTCGGAAGCATACCATTTGCCGCAAAATCTGGTGCGGTTGAAGGATATCCAATCACCATAAGACTTCAATCCGCATCATCAGCAGTATATGGATGGTACGGAAGATTATATGCGTCTCTTACTACTGGAAGAATAGAGGCTTATTCCACAGGTGGAACCTCCTTAATAAATTCTTCTAGTTATATTGGTAACGGAACAAAAATAGACATAACGATAGCTTTTGAAACGACATCTTAATTATCTCAAGTGGACTCTTGAGACGGACTAAAGGAGAAAACAATGGCACTAACAGAACGATCAGTCGAAGACAAAATTGAAATCGTCGGAGACTACAAGCACGTTCAGGTACGCACTGCAACCATCATTGAACGAGATGGTGTTGAGATTTCAAGGTCTTTCCATCGTCACGCATTAGCACCAGACGCAGACATCTCAGGAGAATCTGCTGAGGTTCAAGCAGTCTGCAACGCTATGTGGACACAAGAAGTCAAGGACGCTTACGCAGCACACGTCGCATCACAAGGAGCATAAAAATGGACGAAAGAGACGCTGAACAAAAAGCACAAGACTACACGGCAATGGGCCACAGTGTAGACCTCATTAACGCAATTATCGACGGTAGCCAAATGGCTGATGCCGAAGCCGCAGACCGCCAAGATTGCGTTGACCGTAACGTAGCCCACCTTGAAATCATGGTTGCCAAAGACGATTGGGGTGACGAAGACATGACTGCGGCTAACGCTGCAATCGCGGCGGGTCAAGGGTATAGCGCGTAATGGATATCGTTTGGGACATTTTTAACTGGCTAACTGCCACAGTAACGCTTGCATCCGTCGTTAGTGCTATGACACCTACGGACAAGGACGATAAGATCGTGGCAAAACTAAAGCAGTTCGTTGACCTATTAGCAGTCAACATTGGACACGCTAAGAAGTAAGGAATCCATCGTGCAGGAAGAAGCAAAGGCGATAACAGACGCAATCGCAGTATCTGGTGGCGTCGCAACTCTAGCTGGCTGGCTTCCTGACGTTGCCGCACTTTTTACTATCATCTGGTTATCCATTAGAATATGGGAATCAGACACCGTTCAAAAATTAAGGAGCAAGTAATGCCAACTTTGAAAATCGATGATCGTGAATATGAGATTGATGATCTTTCAGACGAAATCAAATTAAAAGTAGGCAGGGTGCAAGAAATCAACAATGAGATTCGTTCATTGAATCTTCAGATCAGTGAATTACAGACAGTCTTTCAGGCTTATGTAAACACGATCAATTCCGAATTAGAAGCTAGCGAGACTGAATGATCTAATGCTGGTTTCTGAGGTGATGTATGATTGCAGAAATCAGCGCAGCAATAGCAGCAGTCCAGGCAGTTAATTCTGCCATCAGTTCTCTAAAAGAATCAGCGGGTCATGCCGGAGACTTGTCTGCCGTAGTCGGTAGGTGGGCAGAAGCTACAGAAAAGGCTCAAGAAGCAGAGAAGAAAGGCGCAGGTGTGATGTCTTACAAAGAGGCATTACAACTTGAATCAGTTTCAAGACAACTGGCTAATTTTGATCGTCAGCTTCAAGATATCTGTCTTCTTCAGGGGCAAGGTGATCTCTATACGTCTATAAAACGTCGTATGGAAGAGTCTAGGCTTGCTCATGAAAAAGAGGTTGCCAGGATAAGACTCAAAAGAAAACAACGTCAAGAAGCTTTTAGGCTTGGTGGTATCATACTTTTGTGGGGATTATTCGGAATTGCAGTCATTATGGCGACTGTATATACATGGGCTAGATTTAGATGATTATGGCCTTCATCCTGAAAGTTATGGTCGCTGGAGAACTTCGAGAAACGGAGATGATGTATTTCCGAAACATCAATCGATGTAACTTCTTTGCAAAAGCTATTGAGCTTGGTGACACGCCTGATAAGCAGTACCAAATCAGCGCTTGGTGTGAGCCTATTATGGTCAAAGATAGCGTGAAATTCTGGGATTGATTATGAAACTAGATGGAATCAAAAACTTAATCGGTGGTCTTGCACCTACGATTGGAGCCGCTCTAGGAGGCCCTGTAGGGGGCATGGCGGCAGAAACGATTGCCAAGGTACTAGGATGCAGCCCTGAGCCAAAGTCTATCGAGAAGGCCCTACATACCGCCACGCCTGAACAAATAGCTGAAGTCAAGAAGGCTGAGATCCAGTTTCAAACCAGGATGAAGGAATTGGAAGTCGATGTCTTCGCGCTTGAGACCCAGGACATTCAACACGCACGCCAGACGATGGGAAAAGATTGGACGCCTAAAGCTATTGCGATCATGTGCGTTATCTTTTTTGGTGGGTATATCGGGATGGTTACTGTCATGCCGCCTGATCAGAACTCAGACACGATTGTCAGTCTTGTTCTTGGCTATTTAGGTGGCATTGTTTCTTCGATCATAAGTTTTTATTTTGGCGCAAGTCATAAGGATTGACATGGAAAAACTCAGGGAAATGCTGAAACGTCATGAAGGCGTTAAGTCTCATGCGTATAAATGTTCAGCAGGGAAAATCACCGTCGGTGTCGGAAGGAACATTGATCAAGATGGCGGGCTAGGGTTAAGCGATGATGAAGTTGATTTCTTGCTAGACAACGACATCATCCGATGCATAAAAGAGCTTCAAATCTTCCCTTGGTTCAACACTTTGAACGAAGCAAGACAACACGCGATTATTGATATTTGTTTCAACATCGGTCTTCCCAGGTTGATGCTTTTCCAGAAAGCGAATCTAGCCATGTCTACAAGCAATTTCGATCTTGCCGCTGATGAGTTCTATGACTCCAAGTGGGCTAAACAAGTAGGCAACAGGGCTATTGAGATCTGCGAGATGATCAGGAGTGGCGAATATAAAAAGGCCCCAATCGGCTAGGGGAAGGATACCGAAAGGGGCCTGGAGCAATCCAGGCAATATATCATATTCCATAGTTGCAATGTTAATCATTCCTGTTACAATGTCATGGCATTTATTAACAGGAGCAATGAAATGCAACAATCAGAACAAGTCAACGAGCTATTCGCTGCAATGGCGAAGGCTCAGGCTGAGATCAAGAATCCAGCCAAGAACACGAAGAATACGTTCTTCAAAAACGAATACGCTGATCTAACGTCAGTTCTAAACGCCATCCGTCCAGTCGCATCATCCCATGGATTAAGTTTCATTCAATCCGTGGATATGATCGATGAACGTGTAACTGTACAGTCTCAGATATCCCACGGTTCTGGTCAGTGGATCCGCTGTAGTGCGATGGTTCCGCTATCCGATAACGTGAAGAACGTTCCCCAGGACATCGGGATTATCTCTACCTACATCCGCAGATACCAAGCTCAAGCGATGTGGGGCATCAATGCTGAAGATGACAATGATGCTCAGACACTTACGGATAATTCCATAGGAATAGAAAGTATCTCAGAGAAGAAAGTAGCGCACATCGATGCGTTGCTAGACTCTACTAAGTCTAATCGTCAAGCGTTTCTCAAAGTTTATGGCGTTGAGAAGATCGAAAATCTTACGGACAGTCAATACGACAAGGCAGTCAGCCAGCTTCAGCAGAAGAAAAGGGGTCAGAAATGAGAAGAAGGTTCTTAGACTGGGGATTTTTCATCGAATCAAAAGACTTCATACGTAAGCCTGACTTCCAGCGGATGTATCGATGAAGATTCATAACGTGGAACAAGGGACGCCTGAGTGGTTCAGGCTCCGCCTGGGTAAGCCTTCAGCGTCTAGGTTCAAAGATTGCGTCACGGGTACAGGCAAGCCGTCAGCTAGTGTTGAGAAGTATATGCACGAGCTTTTAGCCGAAAGACTATCAATGAAACGGTTTGAAGGCTTTGATACTTTCCACATGAAGCGTGGCCGTGAACTAGAACCCCAAGCGGCTGATGTCTTTAGTTTTCAGACAGATTTACCCTGCCGAGAAATCGGGTTTGTAACCGATGACAAGGAAGCTATCGGTTGCAGTCCTGATCGGCTAGTCGGTGATATCGGGCTAGAGATTAAATGTCCGATGCATACGACTCAGGTGAAGTATCTGATCGATTACCACAAAGAAGGAATCATGCCACCAGAGTATTACGCGCAAGTCCAGGGGACTATGTGGATCATGGATTTACCAGACTATTGGTTTATGTCTTACCATCCAGATCTTCCTAATCTGATCATGAAAGTCTCACGGGACGATAAGTATATCGCTGGTCTTCAAGCGGCGATTGAGAAACTACTTGAAGATCTAGAAACCAACTTTCAACTCATAGGAGTCTAAGATGCAGTATGACAATCGGGGAAAAGTAAGTCTGTGGAAGAACGACAAAGGCGGCGATAAGCAGCCAGTCGTTACAGGAAAAGTCGTTGCCCATAGGGATATCAAGGAAGGTGAGACTTTAGATATTGCCTTGTGGAAACGCGATGACGCATCTGGGAACCAGCCAGTGATGACTGGTAAGATCTCAGATCCATATAAAAAGGATGACGGTGATGACCTACCGTTTTGATTTCGGCAAAGCTTTGAAGGAAATGCAGGATGAGCAAAGGGTTAGTTCTTCGGAACTAGCCCGTCGTCTCAATGTTCATCGACAACAAATAAATCACTGGCGGGGAAGGAAGGATGCAAAAATATCGTTGGTTATTAAAGTCTGTCATGGTCTCGACGTTGAAGTCTTTGATTTCTTGGAAAGATCAATTAATTAAAGGTTTAAAAAGGCTTTGGTTAGAAGTGAAGTGGTTTGTCGAAGACGTGATTGAAGAGGTTAAACGAAGATGAGTGATCCAAAATATCCAGTAATTGATGGGAAAATCAATCATATTGATGGATATGTATTACCAGAAGATGAGCCGATTATGGTCTTCAGAGGCAAGGATGTAGGTTCATTGTCTGCTATTTCAGAATACGTTGAGATGCTAGAAGAGCAGCCACAAAATGCAACGATTGTCAGCCATCGTATAAGTTCATTGGAACGTTTACAGGCGTTTTATGATTATCAAGTAAAAAACCCAGACCTACAAAGCGTAGGATGCTCAAGGAGATCACATGAAGGCGCAGCAGCTTTCCTTCTCAGAGCCAAAAGAGTTTTAGAAGAAAACGAAGATTGGCTACACGATATGAAGGAGCTTTCTAAATGAACGGCGTATTCTGGATGATTCGTAATCGGAAGGATATTGATCAAGTCTTGAAGTTCTTCAAGAAATTTCTTGATGACTGGGATTACTCAAGACCGATAGCCTGGAAGGTTGAGCCGTATTCTGCGACTCGAAGCCTGAGTCAGAATGCTTTGTTTCATATGTGGTGCGGTGAGATGGCAGATCATTTCTCTAGCAAGATCGACATCACGCCTGAGAAAATGAAACTGTTGATGAAGAACGAGTTTCTTGGGACGGAAGATGTCTTTGTCGGTAAGACTGAGATCAAGCATCAACTCAGATCCACTTCGAGTTTGAGTAAAGGCGAAATGCATCAATTCATGGAGCAAGTATTTCACTGGGGATTAGACCACGGGGTTACTTTGACTAACCCCAAGAATTCGGAGTTTGCTCGTGCCAGAAACGCTACGGGCTAAAGCTCTAAGACTTTTCCAGTTAAAACGAAGACTGGAAGAATGTGACGATCATGGCTTCGGGGCTTGCGTGACCTGTGGGAAAGTCGGTCACTATACAAAGATGCATGGTGGTCACTTCATACCCAAAGGGAAAAGCTCGTTTCATGCGTTCAATCCTAAGAATGTTCATCTTCAATGCCCTGGATGCAACTTATACGGCATGAAGCATGGACTCGCAGCGCAGAATTACACTGTTTTCATGATAGAAGCGTACGGTAAAGCGTACGTTGATCAGTTGTTGGATACAGCAAACAAACCGCATAAACTCTATGCAGCCGATTATAGGGAAATGATCGAAGAGTTTAATGCCGAAATTAAACAACTCAAAGGAAAGCTGTTTTGATTGCGGAGATCGAGCGGTTCATGCACATCACGTTGTTCCCAAGTCTCTGGGTGGAACGACTACCGTTAATTTGTGTGCTGACTGCCACGGTAAGGTTCATAATCGGAGCTTTATTGACTCAAGCGCACTGGTCAAAAAGGGTTTGGAGAAGCGCAAAAAACAAGGCTACCACCATGGTACGCCGCCTTTCGGCTATGATTTAGAAAACGGGAAATTAAAGAAAAATCCAGCGGAATACAAAGTAGTCAAATTAATTATCAATTTACACTACCAGGGGAAAAGCGGTGGAAAAATACGAGATGAACTCAACCGACGAGGCTTGGCGAAACGGAATGGTAAGAATTGGGACCGAAGCACAGTCTATCAGCAAATCAGGAAGTATAGACAGCGCCAGCGAGAAGGACTGGAACCTGATCAATAAGCCGCCACACTATAACAAAGGTGGTATTGAAGCGATTGATTACATCAAGCAGCAGCTTGGTCCAGGGTTCAAAGGTTACTTGGAAGGTAATGTCTTAAAGTACATTCACCGACATAAGTATAAGAACAACCCCAAGCAGGATCTTGAAAAGGCTAAATGGTATTTGGAACGGTTGATTCAAGAGATAGAGTAGAGTATATTGAATGTGTCGGCGGGATTGGCAGTCCCTGAAGGCCGATTTGAGATAGGTATGAAAGACAACCGTGCGCAAACCGACACGGTATCTATTATACCCCGCCCAAATCTTACCCTTCAAGACTATTAATGACTATTCATGGATAGTCACAAAGTAGTCACAACTGGTCATCTCCGTCGCTCGTTTCGCCTGGCTTAATCGTGCCAGCAAGTAGTGGCAACACTAGATACGAACATAGCGATAATCCGTGAGCACGTTGTAGGACTGACCACTTGTCCCGATTCACGTCCTTGAATTGCAGCAGGCCCCGAGCGGGGTAATGTCGGAGTTGCGTCCGACGTGGAAAGCGAAAGCTATGAGTACCGCACCGTAAGGTGTAGTAGGGCGAAGGCTAAGTCATCTAGCGAATGATATGCCTCCTACTTGCAACAGGGAAAAAGTGGAGCTATGCCTAAAATCTAGGGTGATGTATGAAGATCATTTTGACTGATGCTGAAGTAACAATAGCGCACATGATTGCCGAAGGTAAATCAACCTACGGCCCACAAGTCAGTTGGAATAAATTCACCAGATCAGGTGATGCTCATACAAATTTAGTGAATGGATTCGCCGCTGAAATGGCGGTTGCGAAATATCTAAACGTTTACCCAGATCTGAAGGATAAATCAGATCATGAAGACTTAACTTATAGGGGACAAACGATTAATGTTAAAAGCACCAAATATCCTTACGGCAAGTTGCTGGTTCCTGATTACCAGGGCAGAACTGCTGATTGGTATATCTTGGTCACTGGGGAAATGCCTGAATTCACGATCAGGGGCGTAGTCCATGCTGATGAAGTCTTTAGGCAAGAAAACATAGGCGACTTAGGAAAAGGGAAGGCTTATATCATGGAGCAATATCAACTCATGGCAATGGAAGATTGGCTAGATGCTTAGGCCACATCAAGAACAAGCAATCAACCAATTAAGGCATTCAATCAAGAAGGGCAATAAAAGAATCATCTTGGCTGCACCGTGTAGTTTCGGGAAGACACGGGTAGCGATGGAGATCCTGAAGAACACTGCCAAGAACGGCAAGAAGGGCATCTTCATTTGCGACAGAATCAAGCTAGTCCAGCAGGCTCTTGAAGAATTCGACAGGGCAGGGCTAAAGGTCGGGGTCATGCAAGGTGATCACTGGCGAACAGATCCCAACGCGGACATTCAGATAGCATCAGTTCAGACTTTAGCCAGAAGACGTTACCAGCCGATCTTTCACGTTGCCATCGTGGATGAATGCCATACGCACTATAAGCATTTAACCGAATTGATGGAGAAGAACTCTAAAGTCATTTTCATCGGGTTAAGCGCAACGCCATATGCGAAAGGATTGGGCAAGCACTATCAGGATCTGGTCGTTCCGATCACCACTGAACAACTTCTTGATAAGGACTACTTATGTCCTGTTAAGTATTTCGGTGGAAGTCATGTCAATTTAAATGGTGTGAAAACCAAAAGACTTTCCACAGGTGGGTCGGACTATGATCCAATGTCTTTGGCGAAAGCCACTGAAGAAGATCAAAAGCTGGTAGGTGACATCATTGAAAATTTCAAAAGGTTCGGTCAAGGCCAGACGATTGCATTCAGTCCATCAATTAAAACGTCGAAAAAACTGGTGGAAATGTTCCGAAAAGCGGGAATCTCCGCAGAACACATCGACGGCTACATGGACGATGAAGAACGAAGAATAATTTACGAAAGTCATGATGAAGGTGATTTCCAAGTGTTGAGTTGTTCTCAATTACTTAACACGGGATATGACGCGCCTAAAGTCCAGACGTTAATCGATCTGAAACCTACTAAAAGCCTGATTTCCTATATCCAGCGAGCAGGCAGGATCATGCGACTCCATCCCAATAAGACCCACGCGATCTACCTAGACCATGCAGGTAATGTCTTGAGACACGGCTTCCCTGAGTCGATTGTTCCAGAAAGTCTCGACGCTGGGGACAAGACCTACAACGAACGTGAACTGACTAAAGAGAAAAAAGAATCAGAATTATCGCTGTGTCCACAATGTTTCCAGCATTTCGTTGTAAAGTGTGTCTGTGGTTACGAAAGACCGCCAAAGCAAGTCTTGAAGTCAGATAGTCAGATTCTCAAAGAACTGAAGAAGAATAATCGAGACTTCTCGAAAGAAGACAAAGCCAGATGGTTAGGTGAATTCCATTTTTACGCCAGGAAGAAAGGGTACAAACCTGGATGGGTATCCCATGCCTATAAAAGTAAATTCGGGGTCTGGCCTAATGCGGTGACACCACAAGCAACGATTCACATCTCAGATGAGGTGAAGAATCACATCACACATCTACAGATAAAAAGGATCAAAAGTGTTAGCTGACATCTTGCCCCACCTGAACGGAGTTACAAAAAAAGCAAATAAACTCTGGGCAATTTGTCCAGCGCATCCAGATAAGAACCCAAGTCTATCAATAACCGAACAAGATGATCGGGTATTAATGCACTGCTTCGGATGTCAAGCAAACGGGATAGAAGTCATGAAAGCCCTGCGGCTATCCCCTAGTTTGCTTTTCCGCGATCCCAAGAAGAACGAAATCCCACGAGCCGTGATTGAGAAGGCAGAAGAAGATCTGTTCTTCATAGAGATATTCGAGAACGAAAAACGCAAAGGGACAAGGATTACCTACAATGACTTGAAGAGATACCGACTAGCCAAGGAACGAGTCAAGTTATTAAAAGCATCTTAGTTATTCCAAAACGGTCTAATTTGCGGCTATCCCATAGTAAACAAAAACGTTTATAGTAGGAGAAAACAGGGGATGAGTATGAAACCAACTAGAAATGATATGTTATTGGCCTGGATGACATTAGTTAAAGTCATGGATCATTACGACAACACGCAAGTCGATGAATGTGATCGCCAGATGATCCAGTCAGTTCTCAAGCTTCTCAATCATTTGCAGGACAAAGAAAAGTGAAAATAGTCAGGGGAATCTATCGCAAGCCAAACGAAGAGCTTGAAAGAGTCGTTTATTCAAACACCACTAATAACGTCTTGAAGCAAATCAAGATGAAGTGTGGCATCGAATACGGTCAGCGTAATTGGAAAAAGGATGTAGATCTGAGGCTTGATCTGTTACAGTTTGAGGCTAACGCTAAAGGAATCATTAAAGCGCTGAAGCAAGGACTAACGGATGGGTTGGATTATGGCGAGTAACTATCCTGATGATATGCCCTTCTGGGACAAGTTCTTTGATACGTTCGAGCCTGTCTGTCCTGTTTGCGAAAGTGACATAATTAAGCACGAATCGCCACCGCAGGCATCTTGCACAAAATGTGATTGGTGCGTTGATCTGGTCTATCCCAATGAATAAACTCTATCTAATAGGATCAATCAACGGGTTCCTGGTATTTTCAATCCTGTTCATTATGTCTTTGCCATTGGTCATTTTGACCTATTGGTTCGCCAAAAAATCAATCGAGATGTGGTGGGCTTATGACAAACGTAACCAAGCTGCATCCCAACAGATTAGCGGAAGCTTTATACGAGTTGTGGAAGAAAGCGGAACGGAACGAAATAACATTCATTGAAGGACTAGCCCAGGTCGAAGAAGAAGGTTTCGTCGAGTGGAAGTTAATCCAAGAAGGCGAGAAGTCTTTCGATCAGATCCATCTTATCAATCAGCTTGGCTACCACGATCTGATAAAGCATTCGATCATTGAAGATATATGCGAGGCCGTGAATGAAGATCAGTCTTGATGTAAGAAAAGGGGATATGCAAAAAGCCTTGGGTTCGATCAAGGCGCATAAGCAAGTACCCCATGCGATGAAAGAGGCGATGAATTCTTGGTTGTTCCAAACCAATAAACATCTGAAGTCTGCAATCGACAATCATCTTCAAGGCGGTGCTGAAAATTTCACCAAGAGCGGTCTAAGAGTCGAAAAAGTACCTAATAAGCGATATCTATACGGGAATCTTCATGCAAGCCTACAGGCGAAGAAGAACTACTTAGACCGATATTATCTGAAAAATATCATCCAAGGTGGCACTGTTATCCCACCAACACCTAAGCGTAAAAAGCTGATGCAGCCTATTGAAGGCAGGGTAAAGGTCAATGCTAAGGGGAACTTAACCAAAGGCAAATTCGCCACGCTAAGGAATCAGAATAAACGATATTTCTATGGCATTCCAAAGGGTAGGGAAGGTGAAAACTATAGAGGCTTATGGGAAAGGCACAAGGATGGATCTATCAAGATGATCATCGCGTTGGGCAAAGAGAAACGTCCGACTCCGCAGTTGTTCCCTGCTGCGGATATCAGTCTTAAAAGATTCAGAAGATTTCCTATTCATTTTGCTCGTGAATATAAGAAAGCAGTTCTAAGTTCAATCAGACGCCGACAAGGTTAAACGCTCGGCTATCCCACGGCTATCCCACGGCTATCCCACGGCTATCCCCTAGCTTTCGATCTGCACTGACCGATTTGGTTATAAAAACCGTCTTGCCTAGTCCATTTGGTTATATGGGACTATGAAAATCTTTCACTTGACCCGTCAATTCATTTATTGACAATGGCAGTCAATGCCAATCAGGCAGAAAAAAGGAGCAATAAATGTCAAACGTGATTCATATGCGCGATCAACGCGAACGGATAACAGATCAATCAAGGGTGATTCAGATAATGATCGAGCCAGAGCGATTGATGAAGGTGCAAAAAGACAACGAGCGAAAAATGCTAGTTAAATTCTTTTTCGGTTTGGGTTTTGGTTTCGTTTCTTTCTATCTATTAACAGCTTTTTTGCTGTCCTTGTAAAAAGATCAATAGGGGATCTCATGAAATTACTAGATACTAACGGCGGTAACACTAAACTTAAGAAAACTAGCGGATCTATGGCCATTTATAGAGTCGCGGGCTTATCGCTTTTTCCGAGTGATATATTATGCCCGGCGAGGCATATTGCCGGGTGCGCGAAATCGTGCCTAGAATCTGCCGGGCGCGGTCGCATGCGTAACGTGATCGACGGCAGGCAAAAAAAGGCCCAATGGTTTAAAAATGATCAAGCCGGGTTTCTTGATCAATTGCGGCGCGAGCTCGCCAATTTTGAGAAAACGTGCAAAAAGCAAGGCGTCAAACCTGCCGTTAGGCTTAATGTTTTGAGCGATGTTCAATGGGAACGCCTCGGGATTCCGCAAGAATTCCCGGGTGTGCTCTTTTATGACTATTCAAAGCTAGCGCATAGGCTAGGCAAGACGCCCGAAAACTATCGCTTGATGTTTTCTTATTCCGGCATGCCGAAATATCAGAAACACGTCAAGAAGGCGCTCGAGACCGATGTCCCTATGTCTGTGGTATTTCGTGGGCCAATGCCGTCAACGTTTATGGGTCGCCCGGTAATTGATGGTGATGAATCGGACCTTTTTAATCTGTTCGCTGGCCCGGTCGTTGTAGGGCTTAGAGCAAAGGGCAAAGCGAAAACAGACGATAGTGCTTTTATCGTTGACACAAATATCATAGTCAAGGAGGCCGCGTGAATAAAAGACAAGCAGCCGCGCAATTTAAGCGTAAACATATATATGGATCGGCTTACACGCTGAAGGAGGCCGAGCAATACCTTGAGACGTGGTCGTTGTTTGATGGTGATGGGTGCGGGTGGAATCGATATGTTGAGATCAGTCAATTCGAATCCAAATCTGGCAATCCAGAATTGATCGAGTGGAGTGGAAGATCACAGAAGGGATTGGTTTTGTGAATGATGATGAATACACGTTCACCGAGTCAATGATAGGTTCGATCTTCATGCTGACATTCTGTTTTGGGCTGGCAGCGATGATCAATTAATAATAAAACAAGGGGAAAAGGTCGCAAATGCGGCCTTTTTTTTGTCTTTTTTTTATCCTTCCATGATCTAGGGTCAAACCTACCAATCCCACCACAGCCCCATACGTTCGATTTCAGGCGTTATTACTCTTACCCTATACCTACCCAAAGGTTCGAAAATCGGCCCGTATGCGCGTCCTGCTGAATAATTCCCAGAACTGAGATCCGAACATGAATCAAATTCATATTGAATGCTCGATGCATTAGGCTTGCAGATCTGCCTGAAGTGATCTCAAACCCTAAGATCAGGGAAAATCTGCCAAAAAGTGTCACAAAATCCCTGAAATCGGCCAAAAATCGGGCAAAAAGGTACTGATCAGACCGCCAGGCATGGGTAGTCGCGCGC